GTTTAGAACCAATAATGAGGGTTGTTTGTTGGTACGAATGGCCCAGGATCTAAGATCACTACTCCCCTTAGACGCATTTAGGGCGGGCCATGCCCTTTAGCATGGGGAGTAATAAGGATATGCATTCCGCCTTTGAACGCATGGCACACTCTATGTGTAAAATCCGGATGACGCAATGTATAAAATCCGGATGACGATTCGTCCTATAAGTGAAGAATTATAAAGAGGTTATGTCAAAGTCATTTTAGTTGGATGATAAGATAAAAGTCGGAGACGCGCAGCCCTCGC